CGCAGGGCTGGCAGACGATCGCCACCGGCGTGGCCGGCAGCGTCGTCGGCGGCCTGGCCTACGGCCTGGTCAACGGCAGCCGGTACAGCCCGGCGGGCATCGCCTACAGCGTCGTCGGTGCTGTGATCTGTCTGGCGGCGTGGAGGTGGTGGCAATCCCAGGAGGCGGCTAAATGATCCTCTACCGCTGGATTGTGTCTTTTCTGGTTTGGCTGTCGGCCGACCCGGCGGCAATCGACGCCGAGCCTCCCAAGGCCGCAGCCGCCGTAGCGGCCGCGCGGGCCAGCCTGTTGCCTGAAGCCGCTCCGCAGCCTGACCCGGCCCCGAAGCCCCCGGGCAAGTGCTGCGGCGAGTGCGGCGGCAGCGGCTATCTGGTGATGCCGGACGGCCACAGGGTCAAGTGCCCCTGCCCTGACAATTGCCCCTGCCGACAAAAGCCAACGGCACCGACGCCAGCCAACTGCCCGGACGGCAAATGTCCCCTCGTCCCCGGCGCGTCGCCCGCGCCTGTTTCACCGTCTCGGCCTGCGGGCGGGAGGTGACGGTGGGCGACGCGCCGGCGACGACCGCACTGGACCAGCTGCGGGACGAGATCCGGCGGCGTTTGGGTTCACAGGCCGCCGGGATCGCGGAGGCCTGCGACGAGCTGGTGGACGCTGCCTGTTTTTGGTGGCCGCAGGCCCACATGGCCAAGATCGCCAGACGACGATCTGAGACAACGGGCGAGGTGCTCGGGGCGCTCGAGGTGGTTCAGGCCAAGATCCGCGAGGACATCGAGGCCCGGTTTGGCGTCAGCGCCAACACCCTGCGGGCGCTAGATCTGCTCCTGCCGGCCATCGTGATCGAGATGGCTGGCCTGTGGTTTAACGACGTGGAGGCCCGTATAGCGATGAGGCGGGCCATGTGGCTGGCCCGACGACGTTAGCCGGCAGCTCCTGCGGCAAACGTGTGGCCCGGGCCACGATCGCCGGGGCGGCGTAGTAATCGTTAAAGATTCTCGAACCGGGCGCGTGGCCTAGGTGGCTGGCTCCTGTGCCTGGCTCGTCCCGCTCGCAATATGACCCGCTCGAGCGTCTCAGCCATTTCCAGGTGCCGGCCCGGATCCCGGCTTTTTTGACCAAGAGCCGGGATTGCCGGATAAAAGACTCCTGAGACGCCGGCCACGGTAGGACCAATGTCCGGGGGCAGGCCTCTAGCGAGGCCCGCAGGGCCGCTAGCGTCGATTCTGACAGGCGGATGCCGACTGCCCGGCCGGTTTTTTGCTGAATCACGGTGGCCGTCCCGTCGGGCCTAATCTGGGCCACCTGCAGGGCCACGAGGTCGCCCCAGCGGAGGCCGGAATCCCAGGCCACCCGGATGGCGAGATCCCACCAGATACTCCGGGGCAGGCCGCACCGGTGCCGGCGTTTGAGCCCCTGGGCGGCTAGGAGCAGAGCCTCGACCTCCTCGTAGAGCCAGGCCTCCACCACCGGCCTGGGGGCACTCCTCCGCAGGGCTCGCACCCGCCTGGTCGGTGGGTCACAGAGCTGGTCGTCGGCGGCGGCCCGCCACAGGGCCAGGATCGTGGCCCGTTTCGAGCGGACGGTGGCCGGGGCGGCCTCGGCGGCGTAGTCGCGGAGCCAGGCCGACACGCTGTCTTCGTCCAGCTCGTCGAGCCGGACGTCGTGGCCGGACCAGGCAGTGAACAAGCCGGCCACGATCTGATACTGCCGCAGGGTGCCTGGCTTAACGTCCCGCAAGAGACCGTAATCCCTGGCGTAGTCGGAAAGCGTCTGCGGTCCGGCGCGGCGAAACATAGGAAGCCCCTCTGGAGCGGCTCCCTCCGCAGACGTACCCCTAGCATTATTTCGAGGGGGAACGCGCCTACCCCCCCACCCGAAATCCGGGTTTTTCGGTTCTGTAGAGCATCGGTCTACGGAACCGAAGGTTACAGGTTCGAGCCCTGTGGGGTGTAGTCGCGTCCAACCAACAGTACGGCTGGACGGAGCGGTTAGGCAAATT